AGACATTAATAGGGAATAGAAGGAACTAAAACAGATTGAGAACCAAACCAATAATCTGTTTATAGGAACTACTACTGACTTGCAGAGATTACTTCACCAAGAAAGTGAAACAAAGATAATCGATGCAGAACCTCAAGAATAATGACTCCTATCTCGGTAACATAAATGTTAAACGAGATGGAGTACAACACCAGTTCACCGAAGAAGAAGTCAAAGAATATATAAAGTGTTCTAAAGACCCTGTACACTTCTGTAAGACACATCTAAAGGTCATATCACTTGATGAAGGACTAGTTCCCTTTACATTATACCCATATCAGGAAGAAATGTTCCGTCACTTTAATGATAATAGATTTTCTATTATTCTTGCCTGTAGACAAAGTGGTAAGTCAATCAGTTCAGTCGGATACATATTATGGTATGCTTGTTTTCATAGTGAGAAGACTATTGCAATCTTGGCGAATAAAGGTGCAACTGCAAGGGAGATGCTATCACGTGTCACACTCATGTTGGAGAACCTACCATTCTATTTACAACCTGGCTGTAAAGCACTCAACAAAGGTTCGATTGAGTTTAGTAATAATAGTAGGATTATTGCCAGTGCTACAAGTGGTAGTTCCATTCGTGGTATGTCTGTTAACCTACTATTTCTTGACGAGTTTGCATTCGTGGAAAGAGCGAATGAGTTCTATACTTCTACCTATCCTGTTATCTCTGCGGGTAAAGATACAAAGGTTATCATCACGTCTACCGCAAATGGTATCGGTAATACATATCATAAGATATGGGAAGGTGCAGTTCAAAAGATTAATGAATTTAAACCCTTTACAGTAAACTGGTACGATGTGCCAGGCAGAGACGATAACTGGAAGAAACAGACAATCGCCAATACCTCCCAATTACAGTTTGACCAAGAGTTTGGTAACACCTTCTTTGGGACAGGGGATACCCTCATCAATGCCGAGACATTGTTGTCATTACGAATGAAACCCCCCAAAAAAATTATTGATGGGGATTTCTACGTTTACACCGAACCACACCCACAACATGAATATCTCATGATGGTGGACGTAGCAAAAGGAAGAGGTCAGGACTATTCTACGTTTAACGTAATCGACATTAGCACGAGACCATTCAAACAGGTTGCCGTCTATCGCAATAATAATATTTCTCCAATACTCTTACCTAATTTTATATATAAGTATGCAAATCTCTATAATCAGGCATATACCATTGTAGAGTCAAATGACCAAGGTACGTTAGTATGTCAAGGACTGTATCAAGACCTAGAGTATGAAAACCTTCATATGGAATCTGCGATAAAGGCAGACAGACTTGGTATCGAAGTAAACCGTAAGGTAAAAAGACTTGGTTGTTCTGCAATTAAAGATATACTCGAACATAAGAAACTTGATATCGTTGATGAGAATACTATCATGGAGATATCAACATTCGTATCTAAGGGTCAATCATTTGAGGCATCCGATGGTAACCACGATGACTTGATGATGAACTTAGTTATGTTTGGATACTTTGTATCAACTCAATTCTTCTCTGATATGACAGATATCAATCTAAAGGAAATGATGTTTGCACAAAAGATGAAAGAGATTGAGGATGATGTTCCTCCGCCTGGATTTATAGATGATGGAACAGACTACCTAAGAGAAGAACAGATGAAAGAAGATGCGATGAAATGGTATCAAACACACGGTTCTGTAGAAGATTGGTAGTCTTGTTTTATAAATAAGGTTTTGTATAAATAAAGGTATGTGAAAATAAACGTATTATGTTAACTTATAATTAGATTACGAAAAAAGGAAAAGAGCTATGGCACTATTTACACCCTCTGCTTCCCCTGCTGTAACAGTAAAAGAAATTGACTTAACGGGAGTTGTCCCTAATGTTCAAACTAGTACTGGTGCATTTGTGGGAAATTTTGGTTGGGGCCCTGTAGGTGAAGCAACTCTAGTATCTGACGAGTCAGGTCTAGTAAGTGTTTTCTCTGCACCCACCAAAGACAACTCAGTAGATTTTCATTCTGCTGCATACTTCCTCCGTTATAGTAATTCTCTACAATTAGTTCGAGAAGTCGATTCTGACGCAAAGAACTCAATTGGTGCGAATACAACGGGGACATACACCAATCCGACAGTCGGAAACTTGGATGCGTATGAATCACTTCTGTCTGACTCAGACAATGGTGCATTTATAGCAAAATATCCAGGCAAACTTGGTGACTCACTAAAAGTTTCTATTTGCGCTGTTTCAGACAGTGACGATGGTGGAACTCTTAATTTTAACAACTGGGCATATAAAGACCAATTTGATGCTGCTCCTGGCACATCATCGTTTGCGTCAGGTCTAGGTTGTAAGAATGACGAAATCCACGTAGTCGTTGAAGATAGAGATGGTGGAATTTCAGGAGTGCCTGGCACAATTCTTGAAACATTCCCATTCTTATCTGTCGCTTCAAACGCAAAAACAGAAGACGGTTCTGTTAATTACTACCGTGACGTACTAAAACTCAAATCCAAATGGGTCTATGCTGGTAAATGGCAGACTTCATTTGCGGACAGTAGCGATGACCTTCAAGGGTCTGCGTGGGACGATGACGCAACTTTAGTTGCATCACAAGACTTTAAAGCTACCACTAAACTCGGTCAAGACACATGGAGTTTTGATGGTGGTGTTACTTCTGCTAGTCTTGGAACAGACGATATCCTTCGTGGATTCGACAAGTTCGAAGATAAAGAAGCAATTGAAGTTGACTTCCTGATTGCACCAATGCAAAATGGTGACACTGCATCAGCAACAGTAGTTAATGACTTAGTCGCAACTGCTGGTTCTTTGAGAAAAGATTGTGTTGTTGTTGCATCTCCATCGCAAAATGCAGTCCTAACAGTTGGTACAAACGTGGGTGTTCTTGCGTGTAATAATGCTTATACTAAATCTTCGTATCTAGTTCAAGATAACAACTTCTTAAAGGTCTTTGATAAATACAATGACCAATATATTAAGATTCCTGCCGCATCTTCAACTGCGGGTCTCATGGCTGCAACCGACTTAGTCGCTGCACCTTGGTTCTCTCCTGCTGGTTCAAGACGAGGTAGATATCTCGGTATCACAGATATCATTCTTTCTCCAAGTAAAGTAGAAAGGGATGCACTATATAAAGCAGGTGTTAACCCAATCGCAAACTTGCCTGGGCAAGGTATCATGTTATTTGGTGATAAGACCAACATGAGTAGACCTTCTGCATTCGATAGAATCAATGTAAGAAGACTATTCCTTGCAATTGAAAGAGCAATCGCAATTGCGGGTCGTAGTGTAATGTTTGAATTCAATGACGAGTTTACTCGTGCAGAGTTCGTAAACATTGTCGAACCTTTCTTGAGAGAGATTAAGGGTCGTAGGGGTATCACGGATTTCCGTGTTGTATGTGACGAAACAAACAACACTGGTGCTGTGGTTGATAGAAACGAATTTATCGCTTCAATCTTCATCAAACCCGCTCGTTCTATTAACTACGTAACATTGAATTTTGTTGCAGTTAGAACTGGTGTTGAGTTTGAAGAAGTAGTTGGCACGGTATAACAGGTAAATAAGGAGTTAAAAAATGGCAATTTTAGGTGTTGATGATTTTAAGTCCAAGTTAAGAGGGGGCGGTGCTCGTCCTAATCTTTTCAAGGCAACTGTTAACTTCCCTGGCTATGCTGGTGGTGATGTTGAAATGACATCGTTTCTATGTAAAGCTGCTCAACTTCCTGCTTCAGTCATGAATGTGATTGAAGTTCCTTTCCGTGGAAGACAATTGAAAATTGCGGGTGACCGTACATTTGAAAGTTGGACTGTCACGGTTCTGAACGACACGGACTTTAATGTACGTGACGCAATGGAACGTTGGATGAATGGAATTAATGCTCATGCTGCAAACACAGGATTAACTAATCCAGTGGATTATCAAGCAGACCTCATCGTTGAACAATTAGACAGAGATGAGAAAGTGTTAAAGACATACAATTTCCGTGGATGTTTTCCTGTCAACGTTGCTGCAATCGAACTCAGTTATGAGACGGTTGACACTGTTGAAGAATTCACTACAGAATTTGCAATCCAGTATTGGGAATCTAATACTACTAGTTAATCTAGTTATAGATAAGAGGGTAAGGGGGAAATCTCTTACCCTCACTTTTAAAGTGTTGTAACTGAATAGGTATATTAATGGCAGAACAAGATAACAGTATTTTAAAACTATTTGGTTTCGAACTGAAACGTGCAGCGGCACAGTCTTCTGCTTCGTCCAAAAAAGAAAATGACAAATTAAAATCTATTGTCACACCCACCGATGAAGACGGTGCGGGGTATGTTACTGCGAGCGGTTCACACTACCAACAGTACTTAGACCTTGAAGGTGGTAAGGCAAAAGATAATAGTGCGTTAATTATGAAATATCGTGGTGTTGCACAACATCCCGAAGTCGATGCGGCAATCGAAGACATCATTAATGAGTCTGTTGCGGGTGGGGAACTCGAAGTTCCTGTATCCATCAATCTCGATTCAGTAGATGCATCTGACAAAATCAAAAAAGAAATAATCACAGAATTTAATAATATCTTGGCAATGTTATCCTTTGGTGACTTGGGTCATGATATTTTCCGTTCCTTCTATGTAGATGGTAGATTGTTCTATCACCTAGTTGCGAACGAATCGAACCTTAAAGCGGGTATTCAAGAAATCCGTCCGATTGATGCGGTAAAGATTCGAAAAGTAAAACAGGTCAAATATAAGAAAGACCAAGCAACCGATGCAAAGGTTGTGGATAGAATTGAAGAGTTCTTTATCTTTCAAGAGAAGGCAGGTGCGAACTCAGGGGTAAAATTATCTCCTGACTCAGTATCGTATGTGACTTCGGGTCTACTTGACCCAACTAAAAAACAGGTTGTGTCCTATCTACATAAGGCACTAAAACCAATTAACCAGTTAAGAATGATGGAAGACTCCTTGGTCATCTATCGTCTTGCACGTGCGCCCGAACGTAGAATTTTCTATATCGATGTGGGTAATATGCCACGTAATAAGTCTGAGTCTTATATGAGAGACATCATGACTCGTTATAGAAACAAGTTGGTCTATGATGCAAACACTGGTGAACTCAAGGATGACCGCAAACACATGTCTATGTTGGAAGACTTTTGGTTACCACGTAGAGAAGGTGGTAGAGGTACTGAAATTAGTACTCTACCTGGCGGTGAAAACCTTGGACAAATTGACGATATCCTCTATTTCCAAAAGAGATTATATCGTTCATTAAACGTACCTCTATCACGTTTGGAACAAGAAGCACAATTCTCCCTTGGTCGTTCGACTGAGATTAACAGAGATGAAGTGAAGTTCCAAAAGTTTATTGATAGATTACGTAGACGTTTCTCACACCTATTCTATGGTATCCTTCGTAAACAATTGTTAATGAAAGGTATCTGTACGGAACAGGATTGGGAAGGTTGGAAAAACAACATCAACGTTGACTATCTGAGAGATAACCACTTCACCGAATTGAAAGACAATGAACTTCTCCAAGACAGATTATCAACCCTTGATGCGGTCTCTACATATGTAGGTGAATATTTTTCTCGTGAATGGGTAATGAAGAATGTCATGCAAATGACAGACGAAGACATAGAAGAGATGAAAGGTCAGGTCGAAGCAGAAAATGCGAACGGCGATGACGAAGATGACGGTGACGACTTTTAACTATAACTGATAATGGAGAATATTATGTCAGAAGAAAACTTAGATTTAGAACTAGAAACAGAGGAAGAACAGGTAGAGGTAGAACTTAGTCCTGTTGAACAACTCGTAAATAACATTACTGATGGGGAACTCAACAAAGCAGAGACATCTTTTCAGGGATTAATTCAGGATAAAATCACTGATGCCCTTGAATCACAGAAGGTTGCTGTTGCGGATACTATCTTTAATGATAGACAACAAGAACCTGAAGTCGATGTAGAAATGGGATTAGATGACGATTTACTCAATGATGATGAAGAAAGTACCGAAGAAGTACCTTCTGAAGAATCGTAAACGTATAAATAATACTACAAAAGGAAACTTGTTATGAAAACATTTTCAGAGATTCGGTCAAAGACCAAAGAAGGCGAAGTTGTTTTCAAGAAGAAGATTAAAAGAATTAATGTGGAGATTATTAAGAGACCCGATGTAAAGGGTTCTAGTAATCTTCCTTTTGTTGCGTTTGTGGACGGAGACCGTCTAGACTCGTTTAAATCGTTGAAGGATGCAGTTAAAGCATCTGAGACTATTATAAGGGAATTGACCTAATGAAGTTAATTACAGAATACACAGAAAACGACTCTATCAATTGTTTGGTAGAGAAGAAAGAGAACGGTGAGAAGAACTACGTCATCGAAGGTGTATTTGCACAAGCAGACAAAAAGAACAGAAACGGAAGAATTTACCCCAAACCAATTATGGAGAGGGCAGTAAAGACTTACGTGGATACCCAAGTTAGTAAGAAGAGGGCAGTAGGTGAGTTAAATCACCCCGAAGGCCCAACTGTTAACTTGGATAAAGTTTCGCATCTCATTACAGACCTTAAATTTGAGGGAAATAATGTGGTCGGAAGGGCACAAATATTGGATACTCCAATGGGTAAGATTGTAAAAGGTCTTCTCGAAGGTGGTGTTCAACTAGGTGTGTCAACTCGTGGTATGGGTAGCCTTGAGAAAAGGAATGGCGCAATGGTCGTTAAAGACGACTTCATGCTTAGTACGGTTGACATCGTACAAGACCCATCTGCACCTGAAGCATTTGTTAATGGTATAATGGAAGGTGTAGATTGGATTTGGCATAACGGCGTTCTTAGTCCTCAAGTCATTGAAGAAATGGAGACTGAAATTAAAAACACTCCGAAAGCATTTCGTCCTGAAGTGCAGATTCGAGAGTACAAAAATTTCCTCTCGTTAATTAAATCGCAATTGTAAAAGGAGTCAATTATGACTAAAGAAGCAAAAGTCGAAGTTGAACTTCACGATGAAGATATTAACGATATCGTGGAAGAAACTCTCGAAGAAGAGACTGTAGAAGAAGCAGCGGAATTACTCGATAAGGGTAAGGACGAAGACGAATCTGAAAAGAAAGTTAAAGATGCTGAAAACGCAGTTAAAAAACAAGCTCCTGCTCCTAAAACTAAAGCGGGTATGATTAGTGCGATGACTAACAAAATGTTGAAAATGTCTAAACTAGACATGGAAGGCATGTATGCTAGTTATCATAAAGAAGATGCAGATATGGATAAAAGTGATGCAATCGTGGAAACACAGATTGATACTTCTGCTGAATTGGATGCACTAGTTGAGTCTGAAGCTACTCTCAGTGATGAGTTTAAAGCTAAAACCGCAGTTATTTTTGAAGCAGCCGTGAAATCAAAACTATCCGAAGAAATTGATAGAATTGAATCACAGTACAAGGAAGAATTAGCAGAAGAAGTATCTTCTACTAAAGCAGAACTTGTAGAAAAAGTAGATAGCTACCTAAATTATGTAGTTGAAACTTGGATGACGGATAATCAAGTCGCAATTCAGAACGGTCTCCGTGCTGAAATCGCAGAGACATTTATGGAAAAACTGAAAGGTGTTTTCGTAGAGTCTTATATTGATGTACCTGAATCTAAAGTAGACCTAGTTGATGAACTTGCTGAGAACGTTGAAGAGTTGGAAACAAAACTCAACGAGACTACTCAGAAGGTTATTGACACTACTGTAGAATTGGAAGATTACAAACGTGAATCTATTATTAGAGAACATGCACGTGACCTTGCTGATACACAGGTAGAGAAGTTAAAAGGATTAGTTGAGAACGTTGATTTTGAATCGGAAGAACAATTTTCGAACAAAGTTAAAACTATCAAAGAGTCTTACTTCGCAAAAGAAGTGGTAGAAACTTCTGACGACACTATTTTAGAGAACACAGATGCAGATGCAAATCTTGTCTTGTCTTCTTCAATGGAACGTTACGTTTCTGCTGTAAGAAAAATTTCCCCTAAGAAATAACATTTTAAATTAAAGGAAAAATAAAATGCAACAATCATTCGACAACTTGATTGAAAAGTGGAGTCCCGTTTTAAACGAAGAGTCTGCTGGAACAATTCAAGACAACCATAGAAAAGCGGTTACTGCTGCTGTTCTAGAAAACCAAGAACGTGCAATGAATGAGCAACGTGCTGAGATGGGTTCATTCCTATCTGAGAATGCTGCTTCTCCTGCAAACAACACTGGTTCAGTTTCTAACTTTGACCCAGTATTAATCTCACTAGTAAGACGTGCAATGCCTAACCTCATCGCATATGATATCGCTGGTGTGCAACCAATGAACGGCCCAACTGGTCTTATCTTCGCAATGAAGGCAAGATACGGTGGTGGTGCAACATCTAACCGTGAAGCGTTATTCAACGAAGCTGAAACTCAGTTCTCAGGTGACTCTTCAGGTACTCATGACTCTGACAATGCGTCAGGTTGGAATGGTGTTGACTCCGAAGGTGCTCGTTTAACTGCTCTTGCTGCAACTGGTTCGCCAACTGTAGATGCAGAAGCAATGGGTTCAACTGGTGGTTCTTCTTTCCACGAAATGGGTTTCACAATTGAGAAATCAACTGTTACTGCCGTTTCTCGTGCGTTAAAAGCAGAATACACTATCGAACTTGCACAAGACCTTAAAGCGATTCATGGTCTTGACGCTGAAACTGAACTTGCAAACATTCTAAGTACAGAAATCCTTGCGGAAATTAACCGTGAAGTTATCCGTACTGTAAACTCTCAAGCAAAAACTGGTGCTCAACAAGCAAACGTTACTGCTAATGGTATTTTCAACATGTCATCTGATGCAGATGGTCGTTGGAGTGCAGAGAAGTTTAAAGGACTTGCAGTTCAAATCGATAGAGAAGCAAACGTAATTGCTAAAGAAACTAGACGTGGTAAAGGTAACGTAATCATCTGTTCTTCAGATGTTGCAACTGCTCTTGCTGCTTCAGGTACTTTGGATTACAGTCCTGCTATGTCTACTAACTTGAACGTTGATGACACTGGTAATACATTTGCTGGTCTTCTTAACGGACGTGTTAAAGTATACATCGACCCATATGCAAGCACAGACTACGTAACAGTTGGTTATAAAGGTACTAACCCTTATGACGCTGGTGTGTTCTATTGCCCATATGTACCATTACAAATGGTAAAAGCAATTGGTGAAGATAACTTCCAACCACGTATCGGATTCAAAACTCGTTACGGTATGGCTTCAAACCCATTCGTTGGTTCTACACCATCTAACGGTCTTGCTGCTGTTAAGACTAACCCTTACTACAGAATCTTCAAGGTTACTAATATCCTTACATAAGTATCTGTTAAAGGTAAAAAAACGAGAGTTTGGGGCGAATCTGATAAATCGTTAACCAAACCAATTTTTAGGGACTCTTCGGAGTCCCTTTTTTTATGCCAAAAAAACCCCACCGAAGTGGGGTAAGG